TTATTATGTCAAACACCCCACTCCCGGCCATCCTCGAACCTTCCAGCGCAATCCCCGACCGGGGCGAGACGGGGGGGGGTAGGCCCCCGACTGGATCGGCCTCGCCTCAAATAAGACCGGTTCAGGGGTCGGCGCCAAAAATTAAAATTTCAGACGAAGGCGATCTCGCCTTGCAGCGGTTCATCCTGGAAAAAATTTCATTTCACGTCGCCGTATTCCCCTACTTCTCGCTACCCGACCAGGAGACGCATTGATGGGCGAACTCTCGATATTCGAGAAGATCAGGGCGCGGAATCGGATGTTGGAGGCAGTAGGCACAGAACCAGTTACCACGGCCCCCGCACCCTCGCCGAAGCCGAAGGGCACGAAACGGGTTCCGACGAGGGATCCGAACACGGGGAAGATCGTTTGGATCGACGTTCCGGAGGATTGAGATGCCGGTGAAGATGGAGATGTTGCCGGGCGACAAGGTTCGGGTGAGCACTCCCGGGGGCGTGAAGGCCAAGGCGACGAGTTTCCAGAAGGCGATGGCGATGAAGCGGATGATGAGCGCCGTCGGAAAGATGCCGATGACGGCGAAGCCCATGAAGCCGAAGGGGATGAAGAAAAAAACCGACGGCATGGACGATATGTGATGACCGATCGTTACCGATCACAGCTCGTCCTGGACCCTCCGGATCCCGCCGATCGCGCGTCGTTACCGGAGCGCATGGTGAAGCTGGCCGACCGAGACGGGCTGCCGGCGACTCACCTGATGCGGATCCGGGCCGCGGAGCTCGAGGCGCGGCTGGATTGTGAGGCTCCGGGCTGGACCGCACAGAACATGATCGGGGCGTGGGCGCGCGCGCGGCATGTGTGGAGCGACTACACCGGCGAGGCGATGCTGTGATCGAGATCAACGGGCAGAAATTCGAATATCGAGACGATTGCCCGTACAAATACGATTACCGCAAGGTCGCGGCGATGATCGCCACGAAGGAAGTTGACGAGATCAACACCCTCCGGGATTTGATCCTGAACGATCTTTTTTTCGTCGTGCGTTTTGTCCTGAAAATCCCGATCGCCAATCATCCGTTTTGGGTGAAGTGCTGCCGGGAGATCGAGGACGGCCCGGAGGATTACACGCTGGACGTGTGGGCCCGGGAGCACGGGAAGAGCTCGATCATCACGATTGCCGAGACGATTCAATTCACCCTGAAAGAGCCCGACGAGGCGACGGGGATTTTCTCGTACGTTCGGCCGGTGGCGAAGAAATTCCTTTTTTCCATCAAGGAAGCCTTCCAGAACGAGCGGATTTTGCACGAATGTTTCCCGGAGATCGTGTACGCGAACTGCGAGAAGGAAGCGCCGTTGTGGTCGTTGGACGAGGGGCTAATTCTGCGACGGACCTCGACGCGGAAGGAGCCGAACATCAGCGCGTGGGGGCTGGTGGAGGGCATGCCGACCGGCTTTCACTTCAAGCGGCGCGTCTACGACGATATCTCGACGGAGGACATGGCCGAGTCCGCGGACATGATGGACAAGGTAAAGACGAAATTCGACTCGAGCCAGAACCTCGGGAGCGAGGGCGGCCACCATCGGGTGATCGGCACCTACTACCACCACGCGGACCCGCTGACCTACATCCGGGGGATCAAGACGCCGGAAGGGGAGCGCAGGTACCACTATCGGTTCAAGCCCGGGAGCGACGACGGGACCGCGATGGGAAATCCGGTATTCGTTTCGCAGAAGCGCTGGGACGATTTGAAGCTGACTCGGACTTTCAACTGCCAGCAGCTTCTCGACCCGTCGCCGCTGGCCGACATGAAGCTCAACCCGGATTTTTTGCTGCCGATCGAGCGCCGCATGGTCCCGAAGAACCTGTATCGGTTTTTGCTGGTCGATCAGGCCGGCGATCTCGAGACGAACCGGGTGCGGTCCGGGCCGACGTTGGATTCCTGGGCGTTTGGCGTGATCGGTGTGGAGCCTTTCACCGACGATATCGGTCAAAGCCGCGTGTTCATCGAGGATCTTTTCATCTCGCCGCTGTCGGAGAGCGAGGCGATCGAGCAAATCGTCCGGATGTACCTGAAAGCCGGCATGGTGATGAAGGTCGGTGTGGAAAAAGTAGGAATATCCTCGACGCACATCCATGTTTCGAAGGCCCTGCAAGCCTGTGGCCGGCACGTCAACTTCGATCAGGGCGGTAACGGCGTCCTTTTGCGGCCGGCCGGCAGGAACAAGAAGAAATTCATCGAGGGCGCGCTGTCCTGGCCACTAAACAACGGCAAGATTTTCTACTCTACGGCCTGTCCCGCGAATTTCATCGAGCGATTCAAGATGGAAATGCGCAATTTCCCGGTGTGGCACGACGACGGGATCAATATGCTCGCGTATTTGTACGACCTTCTGAAAGACATGTTTTTCGGGATGGCCGAGGACGAAGCGGAAGCCGAAAAAAAGAAGCGATACGCCGACAAACCCGTGCGCCGTAGCTGGATGGGGGTCTGATGGCCACTTACGAAGAAGCGCCGACCGCCGCGCCGGTCGCGGCGGCACCGAAAGCCGAATCAGCCGCGCCGGTAGCGGCGATTTCGACGTACAAGCGCTGGTACAACGAGGCGAAGTCCGTATCGAGCGATTGGCGCGACGATTCAGTGGAGGATTCCCGGTTCTACCACGGCGGCAAGGGTCAATGGAAGAAAGCGGATATCGACGCGCTGACCGCCGAAGGCCGGCCGGTGCTGTCCATCAACCGGATCAAGCCGACGATCGACTTGCAGAAAGGCATCGAGATCCGCAGCCGTACGGATATCGACGCAAAGCCCCGCGGAGCGCTGGACGGCGGCACGGCAGACGCGATCACGTCCGGCTTCAAATATATCCAGGATCAGAACAACTCCGACCATAAGGTTTCGGATGTTTTCTTCGATGGGTTGAAGGCCGGCATCGGCTGGATCGAGATTTGCCTGAACGACGATCCCCGGGAAGAAGAGATCGAGATCGCCTACAAGGACTGGCGCAAGATCGGCTGGGATCCGTACGCGCGCGGCGTCCTGTTCGACGATGCCAGGTACATTTTCGAGGAAAGATGGGTCGATCTCGATATCGCGCAGCAGACCTGGCCGGAGAAGAAAGACCTCCTGACGACCATGATGGAGGACGCCCGGGGAGAGAAGGGCGAGGCCGCGCAGCACTCCCGGGAGCTGCCGGATCAATATAAATCCGGCAGCCCGGTCCAGTTTTGCGATACCACGCGCGAACGTGTGCGATTGGTGAAGATGTATTTCAAGAAAATGCAGCTCGGGATCTTTCTCAAGTTCAAGGACGGGCACGTGGAGGAAATTTCCGCGGAGAAGCTGCAAGCGGATCCGTTGCTCGTTTCGAATTCCAACGTCATCCGGATCAGCAAGGTTCCCGTCCAGAAGATGTGGTGCGTGATTTTCTCGGGAGACGTGATCCTCGAGGAAGAGAAGCCGACGATCTATCAGCACGATCATTTCCCGCTGATACCGTTCATTTGCTACATGGACGAGGACGGCTGCCCGTACGGGATGGTCCGGAACATGAAGGATCCCCAGCGGGAGATCAACAAAAATCGTTCGCAGTATTCCCACATCATCACCACCCGCCGCGTGTTCTTCGAGACGGGCGCGCTCAAGAACCCCCTCGAGGCGAAGAAGGAAATCAGCCGGCCGGATGCGTGGATCGAGCTGAACCAGGGCGCGTTGAACATGAAGCGGTTCCAGTTTTCGCAGGACGTGGCCGTTGCCCGTGAGCACTTCGAGATAATGCGCGAGGCGAAGCAGGAGCTACAGGAAGTTTCCGGCGCCGTCGAAGAGCAGATGGGCCAGCAAACGAACGCGCGGTCGGGCGTAGCGATTGAGGCGCGTCAGCGGCAGGGGGCGACGGTCAACACGGAGCCCTTCGATAATCTCCGGCTGACGAAGCGCCGCATGGGAGAGCTGATGCTTTCCATGATGCGGCAGTATTGGACGTACGAGAAGGTCATCCGGATCACCGACGATCAGACCGGCGCGGACAAGTTCGTGACGTTCAACC